TGCCTGCCCATCTACAACCAGGGCAGGAAGGCTGTCTGGGATGGCAAGGACTATTCTGGCCGCGCCTTCCTCGATGCCTTCCCCAAGGAGATTGTTAGCCGGAAGAACAACACTGACATGGTCATAGAGCTCATCAACGGGTCGATGTGGCAGGTGGTGGGCGCTGACAACATCGACCGAATCGTCGGCGTGAACCTGGGAGGCGTGGTCTTCTCCGAGTGGTCCCTCATGAACCCCCTGGCCTACGACTATCTCAGGCCGGTCCTACGCGAGAATGACGCCTGGGCATGGTTCATTTACACGCCACGCGGCAAGAACCACGGCTGGGACCTCCTGCAGATGGCGAGGTCAAATCCCGCCTGGTACGCCGAGGTGCTCACCATTGACGACACCGGTGCCCTGACCCAGGAGGACGTGGAGGCAGACCGCCGGGAGGGCATGGACGAGAGCCTGATCCAGCAGGAGTACTACTGCAGCTTCAGCGCGGCAGCCCTGGGCGCCTACTACGGCAAGCTCATGGAGGCAGCACAGGCAGAGGGCAGGATCACAAAGGTTCACCATACCCCTGCCCACCAGGTACATACCGCATGGGACCTCGGCTACGACGACTCCACGGCCATCTGGTTCTTCCAGGTGGTCCACGGCTTCCCCCGGATCCTGTACTACCTCGAGCACCACGGCGAGGGCCTGCCCTGGTACGCCCTGAAGCTCAAGGAGCTGGCCTCCGAGAGGGCATGGAACTACGGCAAGCACTTCGGGCCCCACGACCTCGAGGTCCACGACATCTCGACCGGCAGGACCCGCAAGGCGACGGCCGCGGATCTCGGCATCAACTTCACCGTCATCCCGAGGATCAAGGAGCAGCGCGAGGGCATCGAGGCAGTCAGGGCGATCCTGCCCGGGGCATACTTCGACGAGGTCGGCTGCAAGCAGGGCATCCGGTGCCTGGAAACCTATCACCAGGAGTACGACCACGAGCTGAAAAAGTGGGACGACAAGCCGGAGCATGACTGGAGCAGCCACGGTGCCAAGGCGTTCGAGTCGCTCGCCTTCGGATTAAGGCGCCTGGTGTCGGCATCGAGCGACATGACCCAGGACGACGTCAAGGACCTCTACCTCCGCAACGCACCGCCGTCAGTGAGGAGCGCCTATGGCCGCTAAGAAATCTCAGGCAGGATACCGGGACCTCGGGGTCCAGAACGGGGCGAACTACGTCAAGGACTTCAACGAGGCCTACAACAATGCGTACCCTGCATGGTCCCAGGCCTGGACCGAGATGAAGAGGGACATCGAGTTCGTCCTCGGCAAACAGTGGAGCGCAGAGGAAGAAGCCTACCTGCTCAAGCAGGGAAGGGCAGCCCTGCACTTCAACAAGATGATGCGGATTGTCAAGCTCATCAGCGGCTACCAGCGTAAGAACCGGCTGTCCCTGAAGGCAGACCCCGTGGAAGGCTCCGACGTACAGACCGCGGAGCAGCTCACCGCCATCCTCCTGTGGCTGTTCTCGAGCAACCAGATGTACCTGACCATGTCCGAGGGCTTCGAGGCCGGGGCACTCATGAGCGGTATCAACCTCCTGCACATCGGCATGGACTACATGCAGGACATCGTCAACGGCGACCCGCAGGTCTTCAGGCACCCGCACAACCAGTTCCTCCTGGACCCGACCTTCACCAGGCGCAACCTGGACGACTGCGATTACGCCATGATCAGGATGGCCCCGAACAAGGACCAGGCGAAGATCCTGCTCCCGTTCATGGACCCTGACGACATCGACGGCCTGAGGCTGTCCGGCATGGACAACAAGTTCCCTCTCATGACGAGCCACCGGGACACGCTCAACAGGCCGCGGCTGAACCTGTACTACTTCTGGCGACGCACCACGAAGACCGCGTGGCTGATCCTGGACCGTCAGACCGGTGCCACCCGGGAAGTGGATATGCCCACCGCCAAGGTCAACCAGGCCCTTGAAATAGCCTACGCCATGCACGGCGAGCGGTTCGAGAAGATCAAGAAGAGCAAGGGAGTCGTTGAGCTCGACATCATCCTGCAGAACCTGTGCGTGTACCACGGGCCCGACCCTACGGGCATCGAGTCCCACTTCCCCCTGGTCCCGGTCATGGGCACCTACGTCCCCGAGTACGAGGATTGGGCCTACAAGATCCAGGGGCTCTCGAGGCAGCTCCGCGACCCGCAGACCGAGAAGAACAAGCGCATGAGCCAGATGCTCGACATCATCGAGAGCCAGATCAACTCGGGATGGAAGGCCAAGGGCAAGGCTGTGCTCAACAAGGACGACCTCTACCGCTCCGGCCAGGGCCGCGTGGTCTGGATGACCGACGATGCGGAGATGACCGACGTGGAGCAGCTCCGGGGCACGGACGTCCCGCAGAGCCACTTCCAGTTGCAGGAGATCCTGGACCGCGAGATCCCCGACATCGGCGGGGTGAATCAGGAGATGTTCGGGGCGCCCGAGAACGACCAGCTCGAGGTGGCCGGCGTCCTGGCAAAGATGCGTATGGCTGCAGGCTTGGTGGGGCTCCAGGAGTACTTCGACAATTACCGCTTCGCCAAGCAGACCGTCGGCCTCCGGCTCATCGAGGCCGTGACCAAGAACTGGACCCCGGACAAGGTCAAGCGGGTGACCGGACAGGAGCCTTCCCAGGCGTTCTACACCAAGGGCTTCGGGCGCTATGACTGCGCCGTGACCGAGGGCCTGCTCACCGACACCCAGCGACAGATGTTCTACGCGGAGCTCAAGGCCATGAGGAAGGACGGCTATGCCGTGCCCATGGAGCTCCTGGTCGAATACATGCCCATACAGCTCAAGGACGAGATCAAGAAGGCCCTGGTCAAGGCAGAGCAGCAGCAGAGCCAGCAGGCCCAGCGGCAGATGCAGCTCGACGAGATCACCAAGCAGGTCATGCAGGCCACCCAGATGCTCCAGGTTGCCCAGGCCAGGGAGAAGCTGACCCAGGCAGAGGAGAACAGGGCGACGGCAGCCCTGGACCGCGCCAAGGCGGCAGCGGAGATCCAGGACATCGGGGCACAGAGGGCGCTCGACCTGATCAATCTCATGTTCGAGGCCCAGCAGCGCATCGAGGACCGCAACCTGCAGCGGGAACAGGCCATGCAGGCAGGGGGTGCCCAATGAGGCATGAGATCGGCACCATCAGGGACTGTTTCGGTCAGGAACTCATGGCCAGTATCCGCAGGGCAATGCATGAGTGCTCCCACCTGACGGAGCCCTACTACATCTACTTCTTCAACCAGAGCGACGCGATAGACCACACAATCCACCGCACCACGGTCAGGATCATGCGGAAGGACCAGCTCCGCAAGGTGATCCCTTATGTGGGCGGCAAGCCGGTCCCCATGCTGGGCACGGGCCTGCTCAAGGTGGACAACCAGAAGGGCAAGGCCGAGTGGGTCTGGATCCTGCCCCGGGACATCCCGCACACCCAGGGCGCAACCCCGTTCGACCAGGTAATCGAAGAGGTGGCAAGCAGGGCATTCGCCCTGAACGTGCCCATCATAAACGCGTGAGGTGAACATGGACAGAGTAAGGCTCGTCATAGATCGCACGGCTGCAGGGCTTCAGGACAAGGTCAACAGGGCATACGACGAGGGCTACCGGCCCGACGGCTCCTTCAACAGGACCGATGACGGCAGGTGGTTCATGCAGACCATGACGCTTCCTGAACCCAGCGCACCCGAGAGGGTGGAGCCCAAGGAGAAGGAGCCCAAGCCGAACAGGTCCAAGAAGGCTCCTGCCAAGAAGGCAGCGAAGAAGTAACCCAACCCGCCGCCGGGGATAACGGGCGAACGAAAGAGAGGGCGAAC